GAAGATGTCCGTGGGGCAGGCATCGGCGGCGATTTCGGCTGACTGGCGGATGGCTGGTAAAAAGCCCTTTACAATCCGCCGCTGATAGGTAGACCTTTGTATCACAGCCACCATGAAAATCCTAATCGCCTGCGAGTATTCTGGAACCGTCCGTGATGCCTTCATCAAGGCCGGACACCAAGCCATCTCCTGTGACCTGTTGCCCACGGATGTCCCGGGGCCGCATTACCAAGGTTCGGTTTTCGACATCCTCGATGATGGCTTTGACATGATGATTGCCCACCCGCCTTGCACCCATCTGGCTGTCAGCGGAGCCAGGCACTTCAAGGCGAAGCAGGCTGACGGTCGCCAGCAGGAGGCTCTGGATTTCGTCCAGCGTCTGCTTGATGCCGACATTCCGCGCATCGCCTTGGAGAACCCCATCAGCATCATCAGTTCCCGCATCCGCAAGCCGGACCAGATTATCCAGCCGTGGCAGTTCGGTCACGGCGAGACGAAGGCCACCTGCCTGTGGTTGAAGAACCTTCCTTGCTTGGAGCCGACCAACATCGTGGACGGTCGTGAGCAACGCATCTGGAAACTACCACCAGGTAAGGATAGGTGGAAAATCCGTTCCAAGACCTTCCAAGGCATCGCTGATGCGATGGCTGAACAATGGGGGAACCTTCTATGAGCGACATGAGCATGGACGAGATGATTGAGGTGTTGGCCCGGTATCGGTACAACGCCAAGCATGATGCTGACCGCATCAAGTCGTTGGAGGATGAGTTGGGCAGGTTGCGCGGGGATGTTGACCGCCTGCGTGATCGTTATGGGGAGTCTACGCAGGAGTTGTCCCGGTTGCGGGCCTCGTCCTTCGTGACGGCTGTGCCTGCGGAGCAATACGAACGGTTGAAGCGAGCCGCCGAACTTGTCATTAAACAGTCTTGTCGCTATCACCCGCCAATTATTGCCATGCAGATTTTGAAAGATTGGGACGAAGCGAAGGGAGGCCAGCCGTGAGCAACCTTGGTCAACATGATGGCGATGGCATCCGCTACGCCATGCACCTGTCAGCCCCGAAGGGCGGAAGCGCGCAGATGCTCCGTGATCCCGCCGGGGGCTGGGTGTCGTGGGAGGACTACGCCAAGATGAAGGACATAGGGGATGCCCTAGGTCGCCAGGTTCTCGTCCTTATGCTCAAGGGCGAAGCCACCCCCGACCTCATCCACGCCTACGACCGCTGGCGGGATGTCTCCATCGGCAAACCCAATTTCCACCCCAAGAAGAAGTGAGTACCCAATACCCTATCCACGGCTCCCTAGCCACCGCCGAATACTCCTCCACCGTCAACGAGCGCGCCAAGTCCCTCGGGATGCCCATCGAGAAAGTTCTGGCCTTGATGAATGTCGGCTACGGCACCCCCCCGGTGGATGAGAACTACTTTGACCGGGTTGCCAACAATCCCAACCGCAACCTGTTCAAGACCCAGAACTCCCAGATGTGGTATGTGGCTTGGGTTATTGACGGGAAGAAAACTTTTCGCAAGTTGTCCAAGGACATCGAGGAAGCCCGCCAGATGCGGGATGCCCTATTTCTTGAGATTGGATACAAGCCGCGCATCAAATGAAGCCCCCCCTAGCCCTTGAAGCCTACCGTGATAAAGTCCCCCGCCATGCCCTGTTCGCCGTCTACGAGAACGGCAAGGTCGAAAACCCCGAGTTCGTTGCCGACCATTGGGAAGGCGGTAACTGGTTCTGCTGGGATCACCGCCTGTGGAAGTGGATGTCCGAAGTCTACCCCCACATCAAACACAAGCCCATCTATTATTGGCAACTCCATGACAAACAATTCACCAGGTTTTTCCCATCCGCCCTCCCACCCGTTCCTAAAACCCGATAGGGTCAAGGGCAAGCGGTACACGCAAGGCATCGCCCTGCTCCGCCGGGTGCTGGGGCAAGGCGTGGCCCGCAACATCCATGTCTCCTTCAGCCCGCAGGAGGCCGTTGCCATCCTGCTGGCGGTCGATGAGGCATCGCCCCGCAAGCACCGCACCGTCCCAGAGTACCAGCACAAGGTGGTCAAGAAGTTGCGCGAATGAACATCGTGTCCCCCTGGCGGCGGTTCATGGCGGTAGGTTGCTCCCACGGCATCTACGCCGACCCTCTGGCGGTCGAAGCGGTGCTTCGGTTTCGTGAACAGTACCGCCCGCATGAGGTGATCCACCTCGGGGACTTCACGGATATGTCGCCCTTCATGGGCGGCTCAAGTGGGGAGGGGGATGCCATCAAGCCCGACCTCATGGGGGGCATCGAGTTCCTCAACAACCTCCAATGCACCACGGTGTTGTGCGGGAACCATGAGGCGCGCCTGTGGCGTGACCGCAACAGCAACAACGAACTCCGGGCTATGGCGGCGGAGACGAGCATCGAAGCCATCGAAGCCGCCTGCCTTAAACTACACGCCAACCTCATCCCTTACACCGGGGTATGGCAGGCTTACAAGTTGGCGAACTACACCTTCACCCACGGGACGATCTACAACGAGAACTCGGCGCGGGACATGGCGGGGGTATATGGAAATGTCATCTTCGCCCACACGCACAAGGCCAGCATCCAGGCTGGTCGCACCTTCACGCCTTCGCTGGGCATCTCGGTCGGGACGCTGACCCGCCGGGGGGCTATGGAATACGCCAACACGCGCATCAGTACGCTGGCTTGGTCGCAGGGCTTCGTCTACGGCGAGTACAACGAGTTGTCCTTGCACCCGAAACTCCACATCCACGATTTCTCTGACGAATGGAAACTACCGCTGTAAAAGCCCAGCGTCTGCTGGAGGAGATTGCCAACCTACGCAATCGGACGAAGCAGGAACCGCCCGCCGGGTATCTGGATGTGGCTGGCTGGGCAAAGCATTTCGGGTTGCAGAGGTCGCAGACCAGGCGGCATCTGAACCAATTGGTCAAGGCCGGGAAACTGAAGTCTGTGCGTCTGCGGCGCGAGGTGAAGGGTCGGATTACGATGATAACTTTTTACGGTTGACGGCATGGTTGGCGCGGGCAAAGTCCGCCTCGCCACCATGAAGTTCCTATCCGTTTGCAGCGGCATCGAAGCCGCATCCGTAGCGTGGGAACCGCTTGGCTGGAAGGCCGTCGGGTTCTCCGAAATCGAGCCTTTCCAGAGTGCGGTTCTCAAGCATCATTTTCCAAACACACCCAACTATGGCGACCTCACCAAATATGCCGAATGGCCCATCGAACCCGGAACAGTTGACCTTCTCGCTGGGGGAACTCCCTGCCAGTCATTCAGTATCTTGGGCAAGAGAGGAGGACTGGATGACATTCGTGGTCAACTCGCCATGGCCTTTGGAGGTCTTGCTGGAAAACTCCGGCCCCGATGGATCGTCTGGGAAAATGTCGTTGGAGTTCTATCCTCCGACCACGGACGAGATTTCCTGGCCTTCCAGCGCTCGCTGGTCGAACTGGGGTATTGCCTCTCCTTCCGGGTTCTGGACTCATCCGGCTTCGGAACTTCCCAGAAACGCCGTCGAGTGTTCGTTGTCGGACATCTTGGAACCGATTGGCGTTATCCCGCCTCGGTGCTACTTGAGCGCGGAAGCCTGCTCCGAGATGCTGGCAAGGGCGGAAGCGCGCGAGAAGAAGATGCCGAACCTGTTGAGGACGGCTCTGACGAAGGTTGCGCGGCTGTCTCGTTCCAACCCGGAAACTTGAGGCGGAAGGCCGGAGCAAGCCCGTCCACCAAGTTCTTCCCGACCCTGTTGAGCAACAGCGGTGACCAATGCCCTCATGTGGCTACTGACCGCTTCATCCGTTCCTTGAGTTGCCGTGAATGGGAGCGCCTTCAAGGCTTCCCGCATGACTGGACCAATGTGGTGTTCAATGGCAAGGAACCTGCCTTCACACTACGCCAGCAAGCCCTAGGCAACAGTATGTGCGTCCCGGTGATGAACTGGATTGGCAAACGAATTGATTATGTCGAAAAACAAAAAGTACGCTGATTACGCCATTCGCATCGAGCCTTCGGAAGTCTACGATCACGCCATCGTAGGTATGTCGAAGGACAAGGTGCTTATCTATTCCCATGAGCGCATCATCCAGATACTTATGGGATACGAGAAGATGGACGAGGATGAGGCCCACGAATGGGCTGACTTCAACATCTACAATTTGGTCAACCCTATTAGGCAGGAGTTCCGGGTGACCTATGCGCGCAAGCACAGATGGAAGTTGCCTTTCACAATCAAGAAGGTCAACAAGGGTGTCCGCCACCAACTATGACCATCCAAGATCGCATCACGGGTGCGAGGGCTTACCTCGCCAAACTGCCGCCCGCCAACTCCGGGCAAGGAGGGCATCCCGCCACCTACCGCGCCGCCAGCATCCTAGCCAACGGGTTCGACCTCGGCTACGATGAAGCCTGGACGCTTCTGAACGAATGGAACAAGTCCCATTGTTCCCCGCCGTGGGGCGAGAAGGAACTCCGCCACAAGTTGAACGATGCCTTCGTGAAGCCGCATGAGAAGCCGAAGGGATGGCTCACCGCCGGGAAGGAACGCAAGGTAGGGGCCAACGGTCGCTTCGTGTTCGACCCCACGGTGCTGGCGCAGATGGTTGACAACCAGACCCCGTACTCGACCGCCGATGTCCTGCTCAACTGCTTCAAGGACGAGGATGTGATCTGCATCACCAACGAGGCTGGGCAGTCCGAGGATGGTCGCTACTTCCCGGCTTCCAAGGGCATCTTCATCACGCGCGCCGAGTGGCTGACCAAGTTCTTCGGCCCAGGTGCCAAGCAGGGCAAGCACTTTGCCGAGTCCGAGCAGGGTGCCTGGATACGCATCAACCCGTTCACCAAGGATGACTTCAGCGGTACTGACTCCGCCGTGGCCTCGTACCGTCATGTGCTGGTCGAGTTCGACAAGAAGTCCAAGGACGAGCAAATCGGCATCTTCCAGCAGTCCAACCTGCCCATCAGCCTGCTGGTGGACTCCGGCGGCAAGTCTGTCCACGCTTGGGTGCGGGTCGATGCCGCCGACAAGACCCAATGGGAGGAACGCCGTACCGCTATTTACGAATACCTAGCCGACCATGAACCCGACCCGCAGAACAAGAACCCGTCCCGCTGGAGCCGCCTCGGCGGGGTCAAGCGAGGCGAGAAAGAGCAACGCATCATCGCCTTCAATGTCGGAGCCGAGGACTGGGATGGGTTCATCGCTTGGCGCGAAGGCCAGGATGCTCCCGATGAAATCCGTACAGACACGCTTGAGAACTACGACACGAAGAACGACCCGAACCATGTCATTGGTCATGGTCGGTACCTTTGCCGAGGTGGAAGCCTTCTTGTCACGGGCCAGTCTGGAATTGGAAAGTCATCATTCGTCATGCAGATGGCAACTTCGTGGGCGGTCGGACGGGAGTTGTTCGGCATCCCTGTCATCCGACCTCTCCGCATCGGCGTGGTCCAAGCGGAGTGCGATATGGGCGACCTTGCGGAGGCTTTTCAAGGAGTGTCGAGTGGGATGATGCTGACGGTCGAGGAGCGCGCGCTGTGCCGGGAGAACCTGCGGTTCTTCACCGAGGCCAGCAAGACGGGCAAGGACTTCGTGGACCTGTGCCGCAAGATCATCGTGCGGCTCAAACTTGATGTCCTGGTGGCGGACCCGTTGCTCTCGTATGTGGGGGGCGACCTATCCAAGCAGGATGTCTGCTCTCACTTCCTGCGTAACCTCGTCCAGCCTGTCCTCCAGGAGACTGGGTGCATCATGGTGTTCATCCACCACGAAGGTAAGCCGAAGCCCAAGGAGACGACCGATGAGCAGACCATCAGCGACATGGCATATAGCGGCCTCGGGAGTTCCGAACTCGTTAACTGGGCGAGGGCCATCATCAGCGTCCGGCGCGAGTCTAAGGACAAGCCCATCTTCTCGTTCAACTTGACCAAGCGCGGCAAGTTGGCGGGGATGCGGACGGTGGACGGCAAGCCCACGCTGTCGCTCAAGTTGAAACACGCCGACCACAAGGTGCTGTGGGAGGTCGCCCCGATGGTCGAGGGCTTTGAGTTGCTCAAGGTAGGCCAGCAGTATCAGCACTTCTCGTCCAAGCCCACGATCAGCCGGAAGGCTCTGCTGGACGAACTTACCCGGGAGTACACCTTGCAACTGGACCAAGCGGAGGCTCTCATCAAGGCGATGGTCACCAACGGCATCATCAAGCCCAAGAAGATTGGCCCCGCGCTGTTCTACCAAGGAACCAAGGCCGAATGAGGGATTACTTCCTCTTGAACACCTTGACCAGCACCGCCACCAGAACGCCGAAGCACCCAAGGGCCAAAGCCCATCCGAAGTCCCGGATGGTCTGAAGCGCGAGCGTAGCCGTGGACAGTTGGCGTTCCAGGTTGGCATCGTCCGACTTCAGTTCCTTGCCGCCGTCCACGATGATGAGGGCCATCGTCTGCGAGTTGCCAAAGGCGGACAGGACCGTATCACAAATCCATGCGGAACCCAGCGCGCTCATCCCGGCGGCGACCGTGAGGATCGTCACCGCCCAGAGCAGGTTGGTATCAACGCTTCCTTTTTGCGGGTCGCTTTGCATGGGGTTTCTTGGTGATACCTGCGGACTTCTCGACCTTTTTCAGTTCGCCCGACAGACGGGCTTTCACAGCGGACTCCGCCCAGGCGATGATGTGCAGAGCCATATAGCCCGACAAGCCGTTCAAGGCCCAAAGCATCTTCTTGTTCTGGACATATTCTTCCAGCGCGAAGCCCGAAAGGACGGCAACCGCCATAGCGGCAAACAGGTTGGCGCACACCTTGCCGATAGACAGTTTCTCGTCCGTGAGGATAATCTTCACCGCCATGCCCATCATGCCGAGGAGTCCGGCGATGCCAGCCTGCTTGACCTCTGGGCCGATGTCGTCTGGGCCGAGGGGTGAGGGGGGAGGGGGGGTCATTTGCGGCGGTAGCCTTGAAGCCAGAGGTTATCAGCGATGAGGGTGGCGGCGGCGGCTACCTTGTCCTCGGGCATACTGGGGCAGGCCACATGGAGGAACTCATGGACCATCGTATCGATCATCTCGTCCTCTGGCTGGCGAGGGTCGATGCTGACCACCCCCGTGTTGATGTCCAACTCCCCAAAGTTGGTCGAATTGCGGGTCGTAGGGGGGTTATCCCCTAGTTCCTCAAACACTACCTTGATGCGGCGGCTCTTTGTCATCGTGGATGGGGTCTGGGCAGGCCGTGGAGGGCTTTGCGGACTTAAAGGCATACCAGATACCCCCCACGATGCAAACACCGCCTAGGGAGGCAAGGGAGGGTAGGAACCACGGGGTTTCGACTAGGGAAGGGAAGGCCAGCAGGCTGGCGGACCCTGCGGCACAGGCGGCGGCACCTAGGAACTGCCGGAGCCAGGCGAGGGCTACGGCGGCTAGGGCTAGGCAAGCCCCGATGCCCGCACAGGTCCAAGTGACCACATCCTTCTTGGCTTGGGCAACCTCGGCCTTCAGCGCGGTGATCTGCTTGTTGGCGTTGTCGAGAGCCTGCTTGTTCTTCATGGCTTCGGCTTCGGCCTTGGCGAAGTTGCTGTCGATGACCGCCAGCAGTTTGCGACCCGCATCCTCGGCGCGCTTGTACTCCTCGGGGTTATTACGGGACACCCGGTTCCGCACATAGTCGATGTGGGTCTGGTCGGGCTTGGGGAGGTAGGCGGCGGCTACCCCGAGTTCGGCTTTGACGATGGTGGGCTTGTCCGAGTTCTCGGAGGCCACGGCGATGCTGGCGGCAACCCGCTGGTCGCTCTTGTCGATTTG